AAGAGCATCTTTGTTATGGAGATATTACTATTATTGGCGAGCAAATCGCTGACCATATAAACGAACTCACCCAATAATCTAATGGAGATAAACCAGTTATGACCAACTCACAAACAAAGGATACATTAGATAAACAGATAGATGAGATTGTAAGCCATTGGTTAAAATGGTTTGTTAATGGAAGTCAAGGAATTACCTATACTGCTAAGAACATATCACAAGACATTCTATCTCTAAAGAAGCGTTGGCAAGACGAATCAAGAGTAGAAGTAATAAAAGAAATTGGTGGAATGGCGTTAGACTGTGATGCTGATGATGTAGCAGACTATTGTCAGAAGATGCTAGACGAACTGGCTAAAGGACGAATCTGATGATAAAAGAAAAGATTAACGATATACTGGACGATTTAATCACATGTAATAAAAGTTTTGATAATGCTCGTAAGGCCATATTAGAAGCCGTTGCGACATCTGAAGAGAATGCTAGGATAGACGAGTTAAACGCGATAGAATCAAGTTGGGGCAATCATTCTACGAGAACGGCTAAGAGTGGCGAAGTTGGTAAATGGATTACTATAGATGAACGAATCGAACAATTAGGAGGTTATGACCTATGAATAAATGGTTTTGGACACAAATATGGAACTTATCAGAGTTTACCAACATAAGCCTAGGTAAATATGCACCATTTGTGTTTGGTAAAATGATAGGTGCAAAAGGCGTAGAAGTCGATAGCCTTGGAAAGAACTTGAACTGAATAATAAACAAGAGCTAGCTTTATATATTTATGCACAATTTGGCGAATGTAGAACATTTAATATAACAGATTAAGGAGCAATTATGACCAATAAGACACCACAGGGGAATGGCAAGGTAATTGGATTATGACAGACGAAAACAAGATAGCTAAATATAACATCGGCGATATTAGACAATCAGACGAAGATGACCCAACTATATTTTGTCAATTGATTAATATAGATGGTGAAATGTATTGGATGAACCCATGAAAGATGACCTTAAAGACACTCTAATATTATCGCTAATAGTCATAGTTATTTTCGTAGCTGGTTTTTTGTTAGGCCTCTTATTAAGACAACCTTGTATACTATAAATAGTATCGTAATAATCTAAAGGGGAAATTATGGAATCAATAGATCAATTCGTTAGAAAATGGGACAGTAAGCTTATCAATAACGGCGGCGTTCAATGCCCAGCCGTGTTTAACCAATATGAGAACGAAGTAATCCATGGTGGCTGGATAGGTACACCTGTTACAGGTTATGCTGATGATCTATGGACACAATTCGGCACAGATAGCGATTATAACAACTATATCCGCGTAGAAGCCGACAAACCAGCTCAAAAAGGTGATATAGCTATCTGGTATCACTATAACAAAGGTAATAATAAACCCCATGTAGCTTTAGTGATTAGCAATGATAATGGCTCAAATAGCCTAAATTGTTTCACCCAAAACCCAGGTAATGCTCACGTTGAACTACTAACTAAAGATGGTTTAGCTGGTTATTTACGACCTAAAAAGTTTGTTGTAGCTGAATCAGCGCCCGCACCAGTTTTAACCCAACCGTCTAGGCAAACTACCCACTATGAGCTAAAAGTATCTGTCGCGGGCTATGTTAGCTCTAACGATGCTGCTAACCATATCAATAGTAATAGCACCGTACCGGCTGGTTTATACCCTATATATAACCAAGCGATCGGTATGATTAACCTAACAAACCAAGAAGGCACGCCTGGATGGTGGATTAATCCGTCAGATAACGTTGTGGCCGCTCCAGTTGCAGCGCCAGTCATTAATACTAGTAACTATAAAAATAGCGACGGTAGTTTTACTGTTAACCATGAAGTTCCAGGTTATATGACAGCCGATGAAGCTATGAGTGGCCAGAGTAGTAATAGCACCGTACCAACCGGCACGTTCGCTATCTTTAATGAATGGCACGGCGCTATCAATGTTACTCGTCAGGCTGGAGTACCTGGATGGTGGCTTAATCCTAGCGCTTAGGTTATTATATTAATTAGATAGTTTTAACCAGACTATTCACCCCCTTAACCGCCTCACTCGAAATACCCACTGCCACGTGGGTATTTTACTTTGTTGTAAATGTGTGTATAGTCATAAGTATATAGATAAGACATTATTTATAGCACCTTGATCGGTAAATATCTTATATTAAGTGTATTATTCACTAAACTAAACCCAAACCAATACGGTAATAAGGCCAGCGTTTACATCTGTGACTGGCCTTATTTTTATGGCCAAAAAAGCAAAACTTAGTAAACTACCACTGTTATTTTATTAAAAATTACCACCTGTGCATTACATTACACAGGTACATACAAATAATTGTGTTTATATCATCAGTGATATAAATCTATAAGATTTAGATAGGGATTAATAACATTATAAGTATTTACTAAATAACTGTATTTATGTTGTAATAGTTGACAAATTATAACGTTTGTGCTATCATTATATATGTTAAATAAGGACATAAACAATTATGGAAAACTTCAAAATATACAAAGACGGCCAATACGCTACAATAGAAAATATCAAGTTTAAAGCTCATAACTTGATACAAAATCAGATACATCGAATCGACCATTTTCTAGAAAAATATTAGTTGTGATCTACGCTAAACTCGGCTATAATTACAGTACACATTTAGCTCAGCGACGTTGTGGAACTCCGACCTTTCAATTCTAGATAAATTGACATCCGGTATCATTTATACTTATATCGGTGGGACAACTATAAAAATGGAGTGCTAATTGATGTGTGAAATAAGATACTAGGTTGCCCACCCTTCCTGGCATTTTTTTTTATTTGGGAGTTTACAAATGATGAGTCATCAACTATGATGGTGCTATACAGGACTCGTTGTCGTAAACAGCCCTGATAAAAAAATAACGTCGGTGGCTAGACAATACTATTGTTGTTTGTTATTATATTAGTAACGACAACGAGTAGAACTTAATAGCACCCGACAGAAGGGTGCTATTTTTAATGGTTAAGCAAGTACACAATGGGTAAAAAACGTATGATCGACACTGATTTTTGGACGGACAGTTGGGTGGTCGATAGATTAAATCCACTAGACTCACATCTTTTTTTGTATTTATTTACAAATCCTATGACTACATTATGTGGTGTTTATAAAATATCATTACGTATTATGAGTTTCCAAACCGGCATCGAAAAAGAAGAATTATCACGTATGTTAAAACGTCTCGAACCGAAAGTTTATTATGTAAATGGGTGGGTAGTTTTGAAAAATGGTATCAAAAATCAGAATTATCATAACTCAAAAATAGCGAGTGGAATTTTAGCTGGTTTAGAGGATGTTCCTTGTGAAATATTACAACACGTATTATGGCCTAAAGACTTCGGTAAACCCAAACCAAAAGGCTTAGAACAAATGGAATTAATAGATGGGTCATATATGACTAACGATGACTCATCGCATTTAAATGTAATTAAAACTGTAATTGAAAATGAAATAGTAATTGAAAATGAAAATGAAACTAAACCGGCTAAGGCCGGACACGTTGAACGAGTTTCTTCAGAAACGATTGACGGAATGTTCAAATACTGGGAAATGAAAGTTGGATATTCCGTAACGTCAAAAATTAAATCGAATCGTGAGGCTTGCTCAAAACTAGTGAAAGAGTATCCAAAAGATGCTATTGCCTCGATGATACAAGCAGCAGCAGTTGCTAGTGAGGATCAATATGCCCCTGGTGTATCTAATTTTATTGACCTCTATACAAAGTGGGATAAATTGAAACTTTGGGGTAAGAAAAAAGGATCTCTAATGATATCTGAAAAAGGAATAAAATTATGAACGCTTATAATATTTTTTTTAAGGATAATACCTCGATACAAGTTGATGAACAACAGGGTGAAATAGTTAAAAAAGCATGGGGTGATGGCAAAAAACAAATACCTTTTGAATTCTCTGGCGATATGTACTTGATTGGTGACATAAAACGGATAACTCGTGGCTATAAAGATACCGTAAAAAATACCGTTGTGACTGATGCCCCTAGGTTAGAAGGTCGCAGTTGTTTTGGCAGAAAATCCATCCAACTCGAAATCAGTAAACGTATCAAACTCGAAGCTGGACGTGATTGGCTAGAACCCATGCGGGATAAAGACATTAGAAATACTGTTAGGCTGGAAATATTAGATGATGGCGAAGAGTGGTGCGATGAAGTAGCTGGTACTTGCGTGTGCGATAAAATAAATTCAACGATAACAAAGTGGAGTGATGTATTTTAACACCTACATAGTAAGGATTATATGGTTAGCCAACAGATACAAAACATAATCGATCAACTAAAATCACAACCAAATAGTGAATGGCGAAATAAAGTAATTAGCCATTTAAAGGACTCGTATGCCTCGTCAATCGTCATGGAGGGTATGGATTCAACTTTTGGTTTAAAACACGACAGCGGGCTTGCAAATGAGCAAATACCGCATAGTTTAGCTGGCATACAACAATCAATTTGCAACTGTGGGCCTGGATTCGTTAGTTCGTCATGCCCTATTCATCACCCAAGAGTTTAGTGTAAGATGGTGGCATGGAAGTGCAACAAAAAGCAACATCTGATTTTATTCTGACACCTCAACACGATGAATACATTGCGTATTGTGCTGTTGGTGGGATTATGCCGAAAGAAGATGGTTTTGGTACGAAGATGTCTATCGAGGAGTTTGCTCGTCGACTAGATATTAACCCGTCAACCCTATGGCGATGGCGCTCAACTATCCCAGATTTTTGGGATAAAGTCAATAAGAAAAGAACTGAACTGAGTGGCAAGTCACGACTGACCGCTGTTTGGAATGGTATTGCTATGAAAGCCGCGGCTGGCAATGCTGAATGTGCCAAACTATACCTAAAAAACTTTGATCCAAATTACATCGACCCAATGCAAAAAGTCCAACACGAAATGGGCGATAGTTTTGCTGATTTAATCGCCGCGCACGCTGTTAAAAGGCAACTAGAAGCTAGAACAATAATCGACATTATACCCGATGATAACCAAGCCTAAACCAACTCCCGAACAAGCCTGGGCGTTGATGGAATATTACCGCGACGGTCATCAAGTTGACTTCGTGCGCGAAATGTTAGGACGGAATCCTTGGAAAAAACAAGAAGATATCATAAATGACGTATTCAAATATAAATATGTTGGTGTGGCGTCGTGTAATGCGGCTGGTAAGTCGGACGTTGCTAGCGACATAGTTTTAGCCTTTTTATTGCTCTATCCTAACTCGATTGTGATTACAACCGCCCCAACCTGGCGTCAGGTTAAAGACGTTCTGTGGCGTTATATCCGGTCGAAACATAAGAAAGCCCCAATTAAACTATCTGAGGCCCAATGTAACCAGGTTGGTTTAGATTTAAGCGAAGATTGGTACGCGATTGGGCTATCGACAACCGAATCAGAGAAGTTTTTTGGTTATCACGCCGACCACATCCTAGTTGTTGTTGATGAAGCTTCTGGTGTAATGGAAAAGATTTGGATTGGTGTCGATGCTGTTACCCCAAACGTCAATGCCCATGTTTTAGGTATTGGCAACCCGACCGATGTGTCAGGCCGTTTTTATCGTATGATGAACGACCCATTAGTTAAAAAACACAAGATAACCGTTTTTGATACGCCTAACTTTACAGCTAATGGCATCGAAACAGTTGAGGATTTATTAGAATTATTTACACCGCCTGATGGGGTTGATTCACTTGACCATATTGCTACTGTTCAGAAATCATTAAACATGCCTATCCCTGGACTTATCTCGCCCGATACAGTTTATCGTCGCTACTTTGAATGGGGGCAAGATAGTCCGGCCTGGCAAGCGCTAATTATGGGCGAGTTCCCATCACAGGCTGAACAGGCGCTATTCCCTGCTGATTTAGTTCGTATGGCGATGGAAATGAACGAGATTGATAAAGATAGTGGTAAGACTTACGCTGAATTATCTGGTTGGGATATACCTGATGGTGCGCCAGAACTTGGTGTCGATATGGCGCGCTTTGGTGGCGACTCAACCGTTGCTACGCCTCGACGTGGTGGTTGGGTAGATAAACAAGTTGTTTGGAATAAGGTCGATTTGATGACATCGGCTGATAGAATACTAGATTTAATTGATCCGCTTGATTTTAACGCGCGCGTTGACATCGATGATACCGGTAACGGCGGCGGCACGACCGATAGGCTAGTTCAATTAAAGAATCAATCATTATTAAGCGGCCAACCAGTCCATCAATACCAAATCGCCGCCTATAACTTTTCCAGTAAAGAGATGATGGGTAATCCACTCAAGTTTCACGATATTACAGCCGAACTATACTGGAATCTACGAACGCAGTTTCTAAACAAGAATATTGCGCTGCATTATGACGAGCAATTATACAATGAACTTATTGGTCGACGCTGGCGCATTAACTCGTCCGGTAAGATTCAAGTCGAATCAAAAGAAGACTATAAAAAACGTACCGGCGGTAAATCACCAGACCGTTCCGATTCTTTAGCTCTTGCATTTGCTGGCGGAATCCGTAAAGTAAGAGCATACGTACCTGATCAAAATGATTATGACGACGACAATTCAACCCTAAAACCAATAACCAGTGGACTAAATCGAGGCTGGTAGATATACTCAAAGGTAAATATGGCCGACATAAACGATATCGCTAAACTACCAAAAGACGCAGGGCAAGAAATCGGACAATCCGGTACATACATGTACTTCGGGTTTATTTCGGCTGAGGAATATAATCTTGATTTAGTCGGTAAAACTGGGCTTCAAGTTTACGATATTATGCGTAAATCTGACGCGACGGTTCACGCTACTTTAATTGTTTGTAAAAACCCTATCATTGGTGCGGACTGGGATATTCAACCGGCCAGTAGTGATCCGGTTGATGTTGAGATTGCTGATTATTGTAAACGTGAACTATTTAGCCGTAACATTATGTGGCAAGATGTACTGCGTGAATCTTTGACGGCGCTTGACTTTGGACATGCGGTTATGGAGTTAGTTTACGATATTACTGAGTTTAACGGTAAACCCCGTATTGGCCTTAAAAAAATTGCTTCACGTAAACAGCGGTCTATATTACGCTGGGAAACTAGCGACCATAAAGACGGTATCACCCAGGTTATTCCGACCGGCCAATTAATCGACATCCCTCGCCAAAAATTAGTCTATATTATCAACGAGCGTGAGGGTAATAACTACGAAGGTATTAGCCTGCTTCGTTTCGCTTACAAACCATGGAAGATTAAAGACACCCTTGAACTGATGAACGCTATTGCCCTAGAACGTATGGCGGTCGGCGTCCCGATCGTTGAAAAAGACGCCAATAACACAACTTCAAACGAACCTGAGTTGGCTAAGATACGAACTGCCCTGCGCCAATTACGGGCTAATGAATCGTCATATATCGAACTACCTGGCGGTGTAAAGATATCAATGCTCGATATGAAAGCCCAGACGACGAAAGATGTCTTGCCAACAATCGAACACCAAAACCGACAGATATCATTGTCAGTTCTAGCCCAATTCTTAATGCTTGGTCAAACCGGTGGATCTGGTTCGCGTGCCGTTTCAGCCGATCACTCGACTTTATTCCTTAAATCACTTGAAGCGGTTGCTCGTACTGTTCAGCAACCATTCCAAAATGACGTCATTAACCGTTTAGTTGATTTAAACTATTCTAATCTTAAGAACGGTTATCCTAAATTAGTCTTTGCCGACCTATCCGACGACGACGCTGGTGTTACTGCTAAAGCTGTTGCTGATTTGATGAATGCTAAAGCTTTGACACGCGACGCTGCAGTTGAGAATCGACTACGTAACATGCTATCTCTACCTGAAATGTCACAAGAGATGTTCGACAGTTATGACGATATAGTCGTTCCTGAGCCAAATGGCGGCAATAATACCAATAACACGCCAAATGAAAACAAAACTACAGTTGACGATGCCGCTGATATGCCAACAACTACAAAAACTCAAATGTCTATTCTAGCTGATGCTCGCAAGTCTCAAATGGCGCTTATTGAATCAATTTTGGATAAATAACCATGTGTGAACTTGAACGTAGCTATATCCGCACGACTGCGCTGATTCACGCTAGCGAAGATTGGTCGACTGAATACGGCAAAGACCCAAAAACTCACGCCGCATTAATGAAATTACAAGCTAAATGGCAACTAGCCTTACGTAAAATGTTCCGCCAAATGGCTAACGATTCGCATAGATACATGAACTGGGCGGCCTATGTCGGTCAAGTTCAGGCCGATTATAACGTCAATGTGATTGTCAATGATGATGGTATTGATGAATATAGTGGCGAGTTTATCAAAATATCATTTGAAACCGTTACCGAACTTATGGCGGTCGGCGCACAAGCCGGTCAAACGATTTATAAGATACCGCTCGGTATTAGTTCGACTAGTGCTAATATTCAAAAACTAGGTATGGACAAGGTGGCGGCTTTAGTCGGCAAAAAAGTTCTAAAAGACGGTAGTATC